TTTCTTGAAACTGTTGTCTTGTTCCACCTGACTCACCACCAAAATCTACACCACCAACATCTACATCGTCATATGTGCCTGCACCAAAATCAGATTCTTTACCGCCTTCGCCCATATCAGGACCATAGAAGCCAGGTCTTAAACCATCCATTCTTGGTAAAACTCTTTGTAAGGTTGTATTACCAGGAGACCTGGGTGCTCCACCCTCGGCTAGTAATTGTCTGGCTATATTTGATCTAATTATTGACATTTTTTCACACTACTTTAGTTTTCCTAGTAAATCAAGCGAAGGCATTATTACTTTAATATCTCTTCTAATCTCTGCTTCTGGTACGCCTTTTGCTTTCCAGTCCTCTTCTGACTTATATACCTCACCTGTTTTAAGGTTAGATATTGTTGTTATTATCTTTTCTGGTTTTAATGTTTGCATTACGTTGTTACCTCTCTTGGTTCTATTTCTAATATGGAAGCTATCACATGTAGTTCGTTTGCATCGCTAGCTTGGACTTTCAAAGCCTCACCTGCCTCTAATACTAAAGGCTGTGTTAACAGCTCTGTTGTAGCATTTGAAGCTATGGCTTTTGTTTTAAATAAACTAAATATATTTGACGATGCGTCCACCAACGTCACTGTTATATTAGCTCCTGATCCTGCATCTTCAGATACTAAAACTGATTTTATCACAGACGTTTTAAATGACGGCACTGTATATAGTGTTGTAAGATTCGTTGTTGTTAAGTCTGCTTTTGCGTTTATAAAACTATTTGCCATTAATTAATAAAGAAGTTTTGTGCCTCTACTTCATCCTTTAATTCTTGTTGATACGTTGTATTTAATTTTTGTATTACACCGTCAAGATCCCTAACCTGTGCATCAGCTACAGATTGCTTATACTCTTCACTGGGTCTTGTTAATACTTGTACTATCTTTGCCATTATCTTCTACCGTCTGCTTGTATGTCTAATCTAAATGTACCTAACTTCCAGTCTTGTGCTGTGCTAGTATTCTCTACCTTAAGAGCAATAGCTCTAGCCCTTGCTCGTGTATCTACCTTTTGTGTGCTTGATGTAATATCAAAAGGTCCAAGTGATGAGCTTGCAGCTGTATCATTAGGAAAGTTTTTTAAATTTAATGTTACTCTAGTAGATCCTGTTTGAGATACAAAGTCTGGTATAAATCTTCTTACCTTCATTAAAAATTCTCCATCTCCTCTAAGATCTGCTATGTTAGTTTGTGCACCTCTAATAACTCTTTGTGTAATATCAAAGTCTCCAGATGTAATGTTAGCTGTAATTGCTGTTACAGTTCCTCCTTTAACTTGGTCTGTTCCTGTTTCGTGTTGATAGTATGTTGATATACCATCTGTATTACCTTGCACATATGTAGATGAAGTTGCTCCTTCAGCGCCATCAGCATCATACTCTAATGCATGTGGATTGCCGAATACTGCAGAGTCTGCCCATGAAGTTCTTGCTAGTGTACCCACTGTCCATATAGGTCTTCTTGCTGATGAGTCTTGATAATTATAACAAACCATTTTATTAACAACAGCAGAGTTGGCTGTTGGATAAAACCACATAATCTCACCAAACAAATTATTAAGTCCTGCTGTAATCATTTGATTACCGTGGTCCAAGTTTATGTCATCGTATACAAAGTCTTCTACTAAACATGGTAATGTTTCAAGTGCACCAGCGTATCTAAAGAAACCATTTTCTGAAAACCAGTATGCTGCACCATCTACTTCAACAACTGCATTCTTACCCGCTAGTCCACAGTTAGTTCCCGCTTGTACGAAAGCAAATGTAAAAGGTTGACCAACAAATCTTTGTAAGAACAAAGCTGTATCTGTGTATACATAGATTGCATCTCTACCTCTAATAGCTCCCATGATCCGTGATCCGTCGGCCAGTCTCTGTGTACCAGCTGTATTGGTTGCCGTAGGTGTATAAGTAGTAATATCTTCTTGGTCTGAGAATCTAATAAACATGTTGTCTTGTGTAGTTTTATCACCAATAGTTGTCTCTGTTCCATAAAACACTAAGTGTCTATCTGGTGTTGATACTAGCATGTGTCTTGATGCTGTAGGTGCGTTTGAAATAATAGTTGCTCTGTTTGATGTAGCGTTAGTAGCTACTGAGTTCCATTCAAACACTTCACCATCTACAATTAAACAAATAGCTTTATCACCGAAGTTATCGATAGACCACATACCAGGGTCTACTGTTAAATCTCCAGATGCTTGTTTATTCCACGCTACATATTGTGATGTATTTGTAACCGTTGCTCCAGATGAGTGCGATGCTGCAGTTGTGTTTCTTACACCTCTTGTAACACCGGTTAAAGTGTTTCCAGATATTCCTGTGTAAGATATTTCTTCTGTGCCTATTAAAACAAAACTTGTACCCGATGATGGAAACTGAGAAGCATCATTTAATGTTACAGTTGTTGTAGAACTATTTATATCAGCAGATAAGACTGTAGTAAAAGCTCCTACCTCTACTCCACCCCAAGATCCTAGAGACCAACCATCTCCTTCTTCTTGAACGTCAGGACCTACATGATAATAATGTTTAACTCTAATACCACCTGATTCTGTTGCACCAGATCCTGATTCTGCTGATGGCATTGTAATTGTAATTTTATTTGACGACGGCACCGTAGTTGCCATAAACCTTATGTCATCAAAATCAGATGCACTAAAGTTTGAATTTGTAATAGAACTAAAATTATCTAATAAAACAATATCGCCAGCTTGAATACCGTGATCGCCAGAGAAGTTTATAGTAACTGATGTTTCTCCATTAACTGTGGTAAATGCGTTTGACAATGTGTTTGTAGATTTAATAGGATGTATGTCATAGAACACACCACCAGAATAAGCATATAAAAGTCTATTTGTTCCTATGATAGAATACTTTCTACCTTGGCTATTAGTAAATTGATGTAGTTCTCTAGCTGCACCTGTTACATTGTCAGCTCCTAGTTGTTTCCAACCACCTATCTTCTCAGGTGTAGAATATCTAAAACGAACATTATCACAATCTATCCACTGACCCTCTGCAGCTGTAGCTGTAATTTGTTTGTTTATACCAGGTTGAAACCCTATCTTTTGTAACATAGATCTCCAGATTATATTAGATTGCGTTGATGTTCAACGTTATTTGACTATTCCTAGCATAGGTCTTTTATCATATAAATTAGACTTTGCAAACTGTCCATCTGCATGATTATAGTGCAAGAATACTTGACCACATAATTGACCTTTAAAAGGCTCTCTCCAATGTTCTAATTCACAACCAGAGTAAATAAGCATATCTCCTGGTTTTAGGTCTACTTTTACACCTTTGGGTGCTCCGGGCTTATGTATGTTCTTATACTCGTCTATGACGTTGTTAGACCCCGTAGGATCGATAAATATAGGCCATTGATCTCCACCTAGATTAAGAGTGGTAGATATTTCACAACTTGGTCTATCTTTGTGTCTTTTCAGAATATTACCGTTTCTATATAGCCTTGTGTAAGAATACGTAGGCACTAATTTAAGACCTGTTTTCTTTTGCATTACAGCTATAGTTTTAACTAGCAGTGTTTCCATAAGTCTATCACCATATTTAGCGTAAGAGTTTGGAACTTGTGCATCATTAAAATTACCAATAAGTTTATTGCCAGGATGTGTTACACCATTCTGTAACATCCAGTGATCTGCTTCAGCTGATATCTGTAGATAATTATAGGCTATGTCTGCTATCTCTTTAGATATAGCACCACGTATAACTTGATATTTATTTTTATTAAAACTCATATTTGTATAAAATTATAAGATACAGATATTCTCCAATTCTTTTCACCTTTGTCTGTATTTAGATTTATATCAACACCGTGTGGAAGCCAAGATGGAAAAAAGATCATACGTCCCTCTACAGGTTCATAAGCACATACTCTCCATAATTGTTCGGGTAGATTATCTAGTCTTCTAGGCATATGTGTATTAGGTCCTGGTCTAGGGTCTTCTAAAAATAACTTGCCTGAGTTCTTTGGAACTTTAATATAATACACACCTGACCACAATGAGTTTGGGTGTGTATGAGTTTTATTATAACTGTATGTAGGATTAACGTTAGCCCACATATTACCCAGTCCTAATTTACCTTCAACACCAAAATCTTGATTACACTCATAAGCCATTTTAAATAATTCATCTATCAGTGGTCTATATTCTTTTCGCTTATCCATATCTGTTTTACTGTGCCAACCAAAACCAGAATTAGTTTTTGCTTCTCCTTTAGGATCTGCTTTACGCCATTTCTTTATTTCCTTAAATAAATATTTATTAAGTTCTTTAGAATTAGATATGTCTTTAAAATAAACAGCAGTTGGAAATAGTATTTTTCTTTGTAGTTGACTCATTTAAACGGCGGTCCTCCAAACCAC